CTGAAAAAACTTATTTAGAAAATATTCATAAAAGATTTCCAGATATTAAATTACCTAAAATGAAATTAATAGATTTGCTACATTTTTTTAGACAAGAACCTATTATTATAAAAGATTGTTTTAATTTTTCATTAAAAACTATTGGTAAAAATATGTATAAACATGGATTAATAAAATCTACTTGGTCAGATACAGATAATGGTTTAGATGCTATGATTAAATTTAAAGAAATATGTTTGAAAAAGGATAAAAATATTCCATTAAAAAGATATAATGAAATATCTGAGATAATAGAATATAATAAAATGGATTGTGTTATTTTAAAAGAAATATTAGAATATTTAAGATATAAATATTTGTAAATATATTTTAATGAATATAGTTTAATAAGTTATTTTAAATATTATTTTTATTATTGAGGGCGGAAGTTCGGACCGTATGGGTAATATCTGCATCTAGTGCGCGGTACAACGCTACAAGGTGAACGGATGCGGGTCGGTATAGAGGACCCTACCCCAAAATCTCTATTGATTGGTCCTCCTCTCTCCCTCACACTCCATCCTGTCAGATTTGGACTCGACCCGCTGCACGGACCACCACATCCAGTAAAAGAATTTGCATTATAGAACATTTTAGTCATATCTGAAACCTTGCTTGTATCCCACCTACTAATATCCTGATTGAAATTGGTAGCATCTTTAAACATATAATCCATATGTGTAACCTTGCTTGTATCCCAGTCACTGATATCTCCATTGAAATTGGTAGCACCATTAAACATATAACTCATATCTGTAACATTGCTTGTATCCCATCCATTCCCGGGTTTGCCGATATCCTGATTAAAACTTGTAGCACCCTCAAACATACTATGCATATTTGATGCGTTTCTTGTATCCCATCCACTGATATCCTGATTGAAACTGATAGCTTCCTCAAACATACTATGCATATCTGTAACATTTCTTGTTTTCCATATACTGATATCCTGATTAAAACTTGTAGCACCCTCAAACATAGATTCCATATTTGATACGTTTGATGTATCCCATCCACTGATATCCTGATTAAAACTGGTAGCATCCTCAAACATCCCACTCATATTTGTAACATTACTTGTATCCCATCCACTGATATCATCATTGAAACTCCTCTCGCTTCGAAATATCTCACTCATATTTGTAATATTACTTGTATTCCATGTGCTAATATTTCCATATGTTTGTTGTCTCTCTCGCGTCCAATCAGTCAACCAATACCCTACTACCTCTCTTAAGTCATCATCATTAGCGAATGTGTGCCCAGATTCTTCTTCTTCTTCTTCTTCAGGTATTTCTACTTGATCACCCTTTAGTTCATCTAGATCAAAACAATGTGTAGAATCACCATTCTGTCCTGGACACATTTTATAATATTTATCTTTACAATAATATCTAGGTTGCAAATCATTACTTATTTCACATGTTTCAAAATCATTAGGTTTACATATATTATCATAACCACCTTCATCTAAATATTGTTGATAAGTATCTTCCATTGAAGTTTTTTCTTTACTACTTTCACTTTGTTTATTGATAATTTCTTTACATTGTTTTTTTTCAGTATCATAACTAAATCTATATGATAAATCATTACACCCTCCTTCATCACACATTTGATATGTATTCTCATTACAAGGATTTACTTTACATTCACTATCTTTCCAATAATATAAATCTTTGTCTAATTCATCATTTAATGCCATACAAGAATCATACCCACACCCACTTAACATAGTTTCACTACAACCCAATTCAAAATCACATAACCCATTATTACATTTATTTGATTCACAATCTAAATCTTTTTCACATTTCTCTGAATATTCACAAGATCTTAATGGTACCTTTTCTTTATATAATTCTGAATGTAAACAATCTCCATTACCTCTATCTAATATTTTATAAACTCTTTCATTAAATCCATCTCCACAAGTTTTATTTGTTAATTTATTTATTACAAATTCACCTTTACATTCTTTACCTTTTTTAAATTTTTCTTCGCCTGTAATTTTTTCTAACATCTTTTCTAATATTAAACTCATTTTATCTATTGGTAATTCTAATTGTGGTCTATTATTATCTAAATTATCTAATGATTTAAATAAATCTTCTTGAAAATTTCCTTCTATTAATTTATTTTTTAACATCATCTCATATGACAACATTATCAACATTAAAAATACATAAAATATTATTATATTTTTCTTAAATTTAAATGATAAAAATATCATTACCAAATTAAATATGATTAATTTAATATAATCATTCATATATTATTATTATATAAAAAATATATTATTTAATATTAATATTATTTAATATTAATATTATTTAACCACCAGTTGGACTTGGAGGGCATCTAAAAAAATCTTCTGCTGTATTATAATTTGAGTGAATATCTTCTTTTTTTAATTGACTTAATCCTCTTTTAATATCAATCCATTTATCACCCTTATAATCTGGATTTTCACTTATTTTTTTACATACACTATTTGTATAATCATAATAACAGGGTATATTATCTTCTGATCTTTTATTACAATTTATATCTTTAGGTGCACGTACATCTTTACAAGGACCGCTACTAGATCCAGGTACTCGCTCACTAACAAGATAACATAAATGTCTTTTATTATCATTTAAAATTTTAGATAATCTTTTTTTTTCATCTCTTTCGCGATCTTCTTCTTGTTGTGCTTCTTCTAATGATATTTCTTCTCTTTCAGTTAATTCTTTGACAGTTAAATCTATAAATTTATTTATACATCTATGTTGATCTGTATCATATGTATAATCACCATATTTATCTTCTAATTCTTGACATTGTTCAAAATTACAATTCTGTAATTTATCCCTCTCACACATATGCGGATATGTACATATTTTCTCTGATTTACTACAATAATTACTCAAACAATCATAATCTTCTACACAAGGTTCATGATATTTACATAATTTTTTAAAACACTCTTTTGTCTCTTGTTGACCATCTTCAAATACACATTTTATCCCATCTTCACCTGCTTCTTGTATTACATTAAATCTTCTAGACATTTGTCCCCTTCCACATTCTCTACTACATTCACTCCATTCTCCTAATTCTCCTCTACACATTTGAGTAGCTGGTACTCTTCCTTCTGATTTATCCATTAATTTTAATAATCTTGTAAAATTTTCTAATATTCTATCATACAATAAATCTTCTTTAAATGATGTTTTTATATCTTTATTTAATAAACCTACAAAGTTCATTTTGTATTCATCCAATGAAGTATTTCCTTCTATTACGTTATTTATATAATAATATGTATACAACATATACAAACTAAATAATATTATCAATAAACATAATAACTTATTATTATATTTTAATGAATATATCAATAAAAGATTAAATAATATAATTTTTAAAATTATATTCATATATTATATATATATATAATAATGCCTAAAAAAATAAATAAAACTAAAAGAAGAAAATCTTTAAAATCTAATATCTCTGATAAAAAATATAAAGAACTTGTCCAAAAGAAAAAAAAGAAATCAATCAGTAAAAATCAAAATAAAATATTGGAAAGTGAATTAAATAAAAAATATTGTAAATGTATAAAAACTTTAAAGAAAAAATATCCTAAAAATTCTAGAACATATAAAGGTAAATTTGGTATTTGTATGAACAGTATTTATAAAAATAGAGGTTTTGATCCTCCTTATAATGTTTCTAATTTATGTAAATTATATTATAGTTTTTAAAATATTTATTAGTTTAATTTTCATTAAAATTAAATATTAATATTTATAAAAAAATGAAACTTAGATCTGTCACTAATGATAATATTCACTTTATTATTCCTGAATACATTGAAGAAAATGATATTATCATAAAAGATATTGATACAATGATTGATGCTTATATGAGAATGGTTAAAGATAATTATTTATTCTTAATTGATAGAGATTTATTAAAAGATTTATTAGTTGAAATTACTTATATGTATGCTCCTAATGATGATGCGAATAAAGACCGTGTTCTTTATCATTTAGTAGGTTCTGATTCTGAAGATGAAGATGAAGTAGAATGTGAACAAGAAAATACAGATTAAAGAACTGAGAATAAATTTGAAATCTCTAAAATTTTTTATTCATACTACTTCATTCTGTTTAAAAGTTAGAATAAAAACAGAATATATAACAATCAATCTATAATCATGTCTACTCCTGTTGTTCATGTTTTCACTGATGTCGGCGTCAAGGACATTGATGATGAACTTCTTATGATGTATCTCATTTCCCAAAAGAATGTGGACTTGACATTTGTGTTCATGGGTTCTGACGGTGTTTCTCCTTCTGAAGCACTTGCCCATTGGATCCGCGAATATGAACCAACTGTCCTCGGTACTATTCACTGCACCCAGGTTACAGTTAACTCTCACTCCTTCCTCCCAGCAAATGTCTCTTATATGACTATCTCCGAGTATAAGGAGTTTGATGCTGTTGCTTGTGATTACGCTCTACAAATCGCACCTATGAGCGGATACTCAGGTGAAAATCTAACTGTCCGTGAAAAGTATATCTTTGCAGGCGACTACGCCACCCCAGCAGGCGGTCGTGATTCCTTCAACAAGCAAGGCGCCCAAGACATCCTAGACCGTTTCCAATCACAAGATAAGCTCATTGATATTCCCTCAGCACATATGGCAAAGATGCGATTTAATAAGATCCTCTTCTCCAAGTTCTCTGGAAACTTCCGAGACAATATCGTCTTTACAGCATTTATGCTAGCATTTGGTCGCATGTCTCCTACTCACCCCGCTAATAAGTTCGCAGAAGGTCTCATCAATCCTAATGCTGGTCGCGGCGCCAACTATTCATCTGTTATGAAGATGGGTTTTGAACTTCAAGGTGTCAATATTGATGCTCTGCGTGGTATGGAAAATACTCTCAGTGAAATGAGTCTTCTTAATATCAAGAGTTGTGAAGCAGCTGCCACAAACTATTGTGATACCCTAGAAGCAAATGGTGTCACTCTCAAGGATCGTGAAGGCACTATCAAGTGTCTCACAGATATAAATATCTATCTCCAAAGCATCAACAATCAATCCGAGTTTACACCTCCTTCTGAACGAGTAGATATCTTCAAGAACGGTTCTGTATTTACATCTGATTTTGATATCAATTCTATGCCTCATGAAATCCTACCAGCCTGGCATTTCTTTAAGGAAAATGCCGAATCTCTGACAGATTCTTTCAACCCAGTATATGATCTCTTCGCTGGATATGTCCTAATGGGAATCATTAATGGTGATAATCGTGTAAATCATACCCCAGAAGAGTTCCTTAAGAATATTGTATGTGAGTTTTAAATGTAATTTTAAATATCTGTAAAATAAATTTGAGTTTTGTAATATTTTTTTCTAAACAACTTAAATGGGGCGGGGTATTAATTCAAAGTCCCAAATAAATATAAATAAAAAATGTCTGCCAAAAAAAGGCCACACGATCAAGAAGAACAAAGCTAAACACACAGAGAAAATAGAATCTTCTAATAAAGTCCATAATATCCCCAAATCTGAAAA